GTTAGCAGCAGCAAAAGTTGTAGTGTTAATACCTGAAGTATTAGCAATACCTGTTGGCTGACCACTTGTACCTGAACCAGCTAAAGCACCTAAATCAATAGCAGTAGCTATAGATTGTGTTAGGTCGTCTCTGATTAAATTCTCAACATCTAATGAAGATTGTTGTAATAATAATCTAGTAGCATCAGTAAAAGCACCGATTACTTTAGGAGACATAGTTACTGAACCTGAAGTGAATTCACTTTCAGAAGCAGGATTACCTTCAGTAGCGATCCATCCAGCAGAAGCAGCAGCTGTCTTTTTCGGTATGACAATATTCCCCTGGAGCCCACGCAGGATGGTCGCGCCTGCTTGCATAACACTTGAAGAGTTTCTTAATACGTCGATAAAATCTCCCGCTCTGTAATCTTCAGCTATAAGAGTTGAATCATCTCCTGTATTAATATCTCTTTGTTTCCAGTTTCTTAATACTTCAACAGGTAACATAATACCTTGAGCATCTTTACCGTACTGTCTAGAAGCTGCAGCAGAACATTCAAATTCAAATTCTGCATCTTGCTGAGCTCTTCTGTCAGATGGGTTAGCTAAAGCTCTAATTGCTTTTACTAAGCTAAACTGTCTAACTTCATTATTTGTCATACCAATTTCAGCAGTTTCTAGTGGTTTATCATTAGATATTTCATTTAATAATACACCTCTAAACTCTTCAACTGATATACCTTCTTGAATCGCCTTGTCAGCTAAATCTCTTTTGTTGTGTTTAACAGCTAAGTCTATAATTTCTTTAGAATTTCTTTTAAATTCAGCTTTAGCTTCTTCAACAGATTTTGATCTAACTTCGTCAAGGTTGATTTCATTTTTAACTTCTTCAGTCATAATAATTTCCTTGTTTAAAGTTTTAGAACGGCCAACGCCAACGAGTCTTGATTGATCAGCTGGAACTGATACAGAAGAAACTTCCATAGGAGTCCAATTAGCTTTATAATACGTTTCATCGTCTTTGTTATAACGTTCTAATTTGTTAATTTTATAGCCGACAGATATATTCATACGAATACCATCGACAACGTCTTGAAAAACCTCACGAGCTAAATCAGATCTTCCGAATCTGACTACAGCAACTGTCCGTTTTGCTGCCTCATCAAGTTTAAATTCTTCTATAACACCAATTTGCTTAGTCATATCATGATCAAGCAAAAGCGGAGCTCGTCCAGATGCGATAAATGTCATGTCTATATCATCTGAACTATGTCCTAGCACTTCCATGCCAAAACTTCTTTCAACAGGTTCTTCAGAAGAAACACCGATTCTTACTCTACGATTTTCCTCATCAATATATTCTGATCTAGATAAATCAATAGTTCTATACTTAATATGTAAATCAACTACATTTCTATCTTTCTCTTCATCATCATGATAAGGACGAGCAGATTCTTCTATTTCTACTTCATCACCTTCCACATCCTCATGTTTAGCAAATTCGACAATTACTTTATTATCAGTCTCGCTTACATTGAGGATATGTCTATCTTCTTTATTCATAGCATTCTCCTCTTTATTTATAGATAAAGGATGTTTTTCTGATTCTTGCGAATCAAAACTTGTTTGTCTTTCTTCTTCTTTTTTCATTTTTTCCACCAATCTTTTTGACCAAGAATAACCTGCATCTCCTCCCCATAAGGCCCAAGCAATCCTACCATTAGAAGGGTAGCCATCTTCACCAGGACTAAAACCTTCAGCTTGTTTATCTACTTCATGTCTACTAAAAAAACTATACATTCTTTTAACTGTATCATCCGATAGATTTTCATTTGCTACAATTTGTCTAGCTCTTGTAGCACCAACTCTTGTACCGCCTCTTCCAAACTCTTCACGCCAATCTAAGCCTTTCTGTGCTTCTGTTTTCATTCCATCATTTGGTCTAGGCATCGTCATCACCACCTTGTATATCAGGTTCTACTGGTAACTTAACACCAAAAGGTTGGAAAGCTGTTTTAATTCCATATTGTTCTGCAAGTTTTTGTTCTCTTTCATGTTGTTCGAATAATTCTTCAACATCTCTACCGTAGTTAGCTTGTACATCTTGATATGTAACTAAACCAGATTGCATACCACTAATTGATGCACTCATTTCTTTTTGTGGGTCTACCCATTGAAATGATCTACCTATAAATATTGTATTATCTGCAAACTTTTCATATTTGCTCATAGGTAAAGGTATATTATTTGCAGGATTCATAACTATTGCACCTACAGATATTGACATTTCTAACCATTTTTCATATACTGGTTGCATAAAATGATCAATCACAAATTTTTGATATAGTTTGTACATTTCTCTATCTTCTAAAGCTCCAGCTCTTAATGAACTGTAATTCACTGAACTTAAATCGTTTGTTAAAGCGTGATAAGAAATATTTAAACCTGATGCAATACTTCTTAAAACGCTTGTTGTAAATGAAGAAAATGCTGTACTAGGATGATCTGGATCAAAAGATTTAAAATCCATACCTGCAGGCAATTGTTCAAACGAACCTGCTTGCGCTTCCATAATAGGAGTATATACGTCTTCTAAATCATCACCTACATATCCATCACCATCTGGTGAAGTAAAGAATCCCATTTTTGATGCTGATACACGAGCAGCTGTGATTTCTGCTTCTAAATAACCATTAAGCATTTTTATGTTTGGCATGGCTGCAGCTGTAAAAGGAACACCTCTATTTTGTTCAGCTCTTGTAGGTAGATATGCATGTATTATTTCACTTGCTGGCACTCTTATATGTTCTTTAGGTGACATATATGTATTATCATAAGGGTGATTTTTAAATAGCCAATAAGCAATAGGTTTATCGTTTTTATCAACTTCAACACCCATTTTAATTCTATTTTTTGTTTTAGGATTTACTTCGTTTTTAGTTTCATCTAAATGATCAGCTTCTAAAAATTGTATTTTGTAACCGTATTTAGAATCTCTAGTTTGTACATGTCTTACTAAAACTTCGCCATCTCGTGCTAGTGATTCAACAAATAACTTTTGACAATCAATAAAAGATTGTCTACCATTTAATGTACAGTTACCCATTCTTGACCATTTAGCAAATTCTGTTTCAATAACTTTATTACCAATAATATCTAATGAACCGTCTGTATTTCTTGCTTTTACACCCAATCGTATTCCATTTGATCCAATAATATTAGAAATCATAAGATTAAGATATCTAGCAACAAAAGAATCATTTCTTGCAAGATCTCTACTTCTTTCTCTTAAGATTCTTAATTGATTTTTTATTTCAGCATCTGCTGATGTACTAGATGCTCTAAAGTCTTCAAAGAGTCTACCTGTATTTGCTCCTGCATATTTTCTGTACATAGGAGTTTTACGTACTTTTTTATTACTTCTTCCTATTATTTTGTCATACCAAGCCATATTTAAAACCTAACTTTAATTGTATTACCGGAGTCTTTTCTATTTTTAATTCTTGCTTTTTTAACTTCTTTTAAATATTCAGCTTTATACCTATCTCTAAACTGTAATAATTCATCAATAGTTAATCTTGACAAAGATCTACCAGCAATACTCATTGAACTTTGATCCATTGTCGCTCTATTTTCTATTACAGCTTCAATCGCATCTAAAACTTTTTTAGCATGTGATCTAACAGAAGAAGTAGTTGTTGCATAGTTTTCTTGAATTTCTGTAAAACCCTCTGTTAATTTAATTCTTGCAGAATCAGAAGATCTTGTAATATATGCAACCCAATTATATTCACCTGCTGTATATGATGTTGTATTACTTGTTTCAATAAGATATTCATCATTAGATTCTGTTGCAGTTAACGTAAAATTAGCTGCAGTTGAACCATCAACTAAGTTGAATTCATAAGATAAAGAATAAGATGCAGTTGGATAATCAGTGGATAAGTCTATTCTTTTCCAAGCCCAAAAATCTCCTAACTGTAACTCATTTGGTTCTGTTGTAGGATAGTTTGTACTATCAAATTTATTGGCCATAAATAAAAATTGCGTTTTTTTTATTTTAAAACTATTTTTTAGTTATTTATACAGCAATTCTTATTTTATTAACAACTTGATAAGATTAATTTTTTGTACTCTTTTTCATTAATATTAGCGTTATTTAATATTCTAAAATCACTTGGATGATAATTTAAATCATTAAATGATTGTACTAAATTTAAATCTAACATTTTTTTCTGTCTACCTTTAGGATGATCTATAATATTACAACTTGACCAAATATGATCCATATCAAGATGATCGTAGTCATTACCAGGTTTAATATAATTTTCAACCCATCTAATAAAATCACAACAAACATCTTCTGCATTATAAGGAAAAGAGTTTGTATCTTTATAAATACGATCCATAATTAAATCTAAATGTAATTCTTTTTTTATTTTTTTATCAGGTTCAGCTAAATAAGAAATACATTCAATAGCATTACTTCCATAATAAAAATAACTTTCTTTATTTATATATTTAGGAAACCAATCTGCAATATCTGCTAAAAAAGCTGCATATTGAAATTTATATTTAACCAAACC